GCCGTCATGCTGCAATACTGGGCAGCGGTGTCGTCCGTGTTGCCGCGCTCAAGGTAGGCGCTGGCGGCGGCACAGAAGGTTATGGCGGCAATTACTAATAATGCTTTCATTTATCCGCCCCTGTTGTTTCGTTAAAGGTCATAATTTTTTTCTTAGCGTCCTCGCAGCCCTTGGCTACGATCGTGGCGTGGCCAATGCCCGATAGGTAAGCCAGCCAATCTTGTTGCTCCGGCGAGACAACCCCGCCGCGCTCGCGCTTCATTTCAATCCACAAGCACCATGCCGCTACAAACAAGTCTGGCACCCCGGCGCTAGCGCCCTCTGCCTTTAACCTGGCGGCAGTGGCTAGGCCTCTGGCGCCACCGTTTGGGATGGCGAAGATTCGCACCTGGTTAAACGTGCGCCGGAACCAAGACACCAGTTCGCGTTGCTCCTCATGCTCAGTTTTCATTCAGAAATACTCGGACAAACCGATTGGGTTTGTCTGATTATTTGCTCGCGCCCGCGGTTATCGTAAAACCCTTTAAGCGGCGCGTTAGCCGGGTGCAGCACCCATTTCTCGCCCAAAATCCCTAGCGCGTTTTGCAGTTTTTCCTGCATGGTCGGCGCTTGCCAGACAACTTCTTCGTTATCCATATGCCACCTCTTTTATCCAATCTCGCGCAATAATGCGATGAAACTTCCCGTCGCGCTTGTAATTTATCACACTTGGCGCTGCACAAGCATTCAGCTTCTCAACTATTTCATCCAGACTTAGCTGCCCCAGCCCTTTGCAGTCAGCCCCGCAGCGGGCCGCGATAGATGCTAGCTCGCGCATGGCCTTGTCGCCGGCGTAGCCTGAGTGCGTGATCGCAAAGTACTCAGTGATGGCCTGCTCGCTTAGGCCGCCGTAGTAAGACACCTTGAGCATGTACTTGCCGCTGGCCTGTGAGATATGCACCCGCCACATCCAGTCCGTGACGCGCATCTCGCTATAGCCTTCAAGGTTCAGGATGTCCTCGTTGTGCAGTTCCAATTTTTTTATTTTTGGCGGCGGGAACTGATACCCGCATGCCGGGCACTCCCGCGCTGATATGCCCACCAGTTCGTGGCATTCCGGGCAGCCCTTCACGGGCTTCTCGCCTTTTCCGGCTTTCTTGACCCCTGGCACAATCTCAGTAATCGGCCCGTGCTGGGCCACGACCCCCGCAAAGTCCATCACTAGGCAATGGTCAGTGTGGGATTTAATCCGCATGCCGCGACCCGCCATCTGGACGTACAAGCCCTCACTCATGGTCGGGCGCAGCATGGCAATTAGGTCAATGTCGGGGTAGTCGAACCCGGTGGTGAGCACGTTGGCGTTGGTCAGTGCGCGGATCTTCCCGGCCTTAAAATCCTCCAATATTTGCTCGCGCTCATCCTTGGGCGTAGTCCCCACTACACAAGCCGCGGCTATCCCCCGGCGCTCCAGCACGTCCCGGATGTGCTCCGCGTGTTTGACCCCGGCGCAGAAAAACAGCCAAGCCTTGCGGTCGTCAGCGCGGGCGATGACTTCATCCACCACGCCTACGTTTTGGTCTTCCGTGTCCACCGCGGCCTGTAGCTCACTTTCAATGTACTCGCCGCCCTTTTGATGCACGCCCTCCACGCTCAACTCGGTGTCGGTTTGTTTGCTACGCAGCGGCGCTAGGTAGCCGCCCTCGATCAGTTCCTTCAGTTTCACCGGTTCGATTAGCGCATCAAACAAGCCGCCGTTTTGAGTGATGTAGCCGTGGCCTAGGCGGTAGGGCGTGGCCGTTAGGCCGATGACCCGCAGCTTGGGGTTAATCTCCAGCAGTTCGCCTAGCAGGGTTCGGTAGCCACCCTCGTCCTTGGTGGATATCAAGTGGCACTCGTCAATAATTGCAATGTCGATAAAGCCAATCAAATCGGACTTTGTGCGCAAACTTTGAATCCCGCCAAAGGTAATCGCCTCGCCTAGGTGCTTCATTCCCAGCCCCGCCGAATAGATGCCCAGCGGCGCATCGGGCCAGTGCAGGCGCAACTTCTCGGCGTTCTGCGCTATCAGCTCTTTCACATGCGTGAGCATCAGCACTTTAGTCTCGGGCCAGTTCTGGATAGCGTCTTTGCACAGGGCCGCAATGATGTGGCTCTTGCCTGATCCCGTGGGCAACACTAAGCACGGGTTGCCAGTTTTGTTTTTCTCGAACCAGCCATAGAGCTGGTCAAGGGTGCGTTGTTGGTAATCGCGTAAGATCATAGCGACCCCCACTGGGCGGCCATTGCATCGGCGATGCCTTGGTAAGTTGTGCTGGCTATTTTGGCCCGTTTGGCTTTGTTGGTGCCGCTTTGCTTGTGTGACCAGACAGACATGCGGTGGCCGTTAGCTTTGATATAAAACTCACCCTTTCCAACAATTTTCGTGGGCGTAAGAGATGTCAGGTTTTTGAGCCAAAGGCATGTAGGCTTATTGGCCTCATGTCCGAATTGCCATGGATGAATTATCTGCGTTGGTTTTTGCCAGTTTTTATTGAGATAGCCAATAGGATTTTCTATGGCAATTTTTGCAATCGGCGCAGCCCATAACGCGCTGACAAAAGCCTTTGCCGCATAGGTAAGCGGCCATCTTTCGGGACGTTTATGGTTCCACCAAATTCCCATTGCCGCCAGATAAGTACACGGCGGATGAGCAATCATCATGTCCCAACCATCGCCCAGCACGTCCAGCACGTCGCCCTGGTAATGCGGCCCCGGTTTGTCGGATGGCAGGATGTCGCAAGACATGGCGTCATGCCCTGCGGCGATGAAAGCATCCCGGACGGTGCCGGATTGCTCGCAAGCAATTAGTATTTTCATCCCACTATCCGCCCGTCAAACTCTTGACGCATCGCCACCATCGCCTCACTCGGGTGCGCGCAAGCCTGCGGGTTTGCCACCAACTCCTTTGACCCATACACCCCGGCACCCGCCTCGCCATTGCGCACGGCCACCCCATCGATCAGATAGGTTGCTTCGTCATCTGTCCCTGACGCCATCATCCACGGCACCATGTCGGGGTGCAGAACGTGCACTTCACAACCAATTTTTTGAAACTCCACCGGTATCTCATTGTTTTCGTGCCGGCCACATGTCAAAGCACCATTGTCGGCAGCCGTGCTATGCGCGCAGGTGCGGCAATTGACCTGCTGGGTGGGCTTCTTGGCGTGACACATCTCGAACGCCGGACAGTATTTGCACTGATACCAGCTAGGATCTGTGCTCACGCCTGGCGGCATGCGTTCGGCTGACACAACGCGCTTGCCCCTGTCGAGCAGGTCGTTGGCCGCTGCCGCATCAAACCGCACCCGCTCGGTGTAAACGCGGTCGTCATCCTTGCAAACCGCGTAATACAAAGCGCGGTCGATACCAATCCCCAGCATATAAAGCTGGCACTGCGCCCAATGCTGGAACTTGCTGCGGATCAAGCCGTCCTTGACCAAAGCATCAAAGCTCTTTTTGCTGTGCGTCTTGATTTCGAGCACATGCTGCTTACGCTCATACCCCGGCAAGCCGGACATGATGACGCCGTCGAGACTCCCGCCAATGTGTGGCGCTAGCTCAACCCGGCGCTGATTGTGCTGGCCGCCATAACTGATGGAGCAGCCAGCGGCCATCAAGTCATCGATGACAGTGGCCTCCTCATTCTGCCCGCGCCGGAACAGGCGCAGCAGGCGGCCTGAGTGCTTCTCAATCACCGCCCACCGGAACGATAGCCACAGCCACCGCTCGCAGTGGTGACCGATGACTGAGCACCCAAGGTGCTGACGCGGGCCTTCCTGCTTGGCCTCGTGGGCACGGTCAATGGCCGCGACTATGCCCGCGTTGGGGTCGTCAATGGCGGTCATCGCGGCAACTTCCACGCCGCCTCAAAGCCGGCTTTGTAGCCACTGTGATACGCGTCGGACACCGCGTGCTCGCGCTCAAGCTGCGCGGCATTAGCTGCCTTGCGCCGCTCAAATTCTTCCTCATCTCGTTGCTTTTCAATTTCCCAAAGCGCCGCCTTCAGAAAAACCTGATGGCTTAGTAATAAAGCCGCTTTAACTTCTGGGTTCATTTTTGCTGTCTCAGTTAGGTGCCCGAAAGCACCTTTTGATTGACTGGGTTGGTAAAAGCTTAGGACTTACCAACTATTTCCAAGGTGCGTTCGCGGCCACCCTTGGCGCTGCCGCTGGCGCGCTATGGTTCGATGCCCGGAAGCCCTTAACCTCGTTGCTGACACCCCACTGCGGGTCGTCACGCACGGACAACTTAATCTCA